AATTTCCAAACATTACGTCTTCAGTAAATTCAAGTAATCGTTTTTCTGCTGGAACGAGTTTATTTCGATCTCCTAAAAACATTTGTTTGGCCTGCAATTCTTCATGAATAGATACGCAATCATCAAAGTCTATTTGTACCCAAAACTTTTTATTATTGACGTATTCATCATGTCGAATGTCTTTTTCAGTTCTTTTTTTTCTTGGCATTTGTTTTCCTCCATTTCTTGTAGCCCTTGATCCATGATTCCTGATACCCGATGCCTGTTTCACGATTTCCCCATCGCTTCTGCCAGGCCCAAACATTAATTTTAGAAGAGTAATGCTCAATTTTACCAATTAACCAATCAATCATCGTTGCTCCATTTCTTTATCAATATATTTATCCAATTGATCTTGAAGCACTGCTTTATCTTTCATTAAGATTTCAATTTGTTTTTCTAAATGTTGAACATGTTCAACAGTTAATTTATCTCTATATCTATATTTTTCTCTATGTTCATCAAATATAGTTTTAAGTCTAGTTTCATCCATCATAATCTCTCCTTGACTATTACATTGTGGACATTGGTGTATGATTTCCGTCGGGTTCTCTATCGACTCCTTCACTTTGATATAGCCGTTTCCAAGGCATCTTGGGCATACTGTCTTTTCCATAATTATCCTCCATTTCTTTCATAACTTTATTTATTTTTTTTCTTACTAAATTACCATCTAACTGAGATAATTGACATACTGCATCAAAGTCTCTGTTTTGTTTAGTAACATAATCTAGTTCAAAAAATTTCTTGTTTCTATAAAACTCAGAAAATTTTAAAACTCTTGATTTGATTTTAATTGCATCTGCAATAGCTACAACTAAAACATTTCTCCATAAGTTTCTTATTGGATCTCTTTCATCATATTCAACTAATGTTTTAAATCCAAAATTACCGGGTTGATATCTTGCCATTTAGTTTTCTCGCTTTCTCATTGATTATTATGTCTAACGCTTTGGCCCTTGAGACTTGTACCTCGGGGACAATTACCTTTCTTATCTTATCTAACTTATCACAGCTAGAGTGTGATAGTGCGACAGATTTATATTTACTTATATCAGTCATTATTATATCCTTTCATTATTATATAAATAACAATATAGGATAGTTATATTTTTTTACAAGATTGTCAATGAAATTTTTACTCACTCTATACATATGTTCTCTAGCTACTGGTGAATGTGTTACGCCTAAATTAGAAGAATTAGGTATGAAACAATTTTATGGCACGCACTATGGTTGTGTACGTGCCGGATTAGGAGATTCGTTTGAATTATTATTTGATGGTAAAACGTTTAGTGCTAATCAGATCGAAAAGTTCGAGCTTTACCCAAAGTTTTCTTGCGAGAAGGTATCCGTGCCTCCTCCAAAGCCGAAAGTGGTGGAACCTGGGCTACCTTCTTAAACCATTGATCCCTGATGCCTGGGTCCCGAGTCCTGTTCCATTCGTTTGCTAGTTCATCTAACTCTTGAGTTAGTTTTCTTATAAAGACTTCTGCTCCTGTAGCCATTTTTTCAACTCCTTTTTAGGTTCTTTCGATTCAATTATTCTTTCAACAAGTACCGCTGCTTTATGAGCAGTTCTAGCAATAGACGGCTCAAACAATTCAGACTCGTATAAGTTATTTATTATTTTTTGTTTTATATTATATAACATAAGTATCCTTTCTACCTATAGTATAGGACATTAAAGGATTTTTGTCAAGCTTTTGTTGTATTAAATGATATAATTAATCTTTCTTCATCTTTTTCTAAAGGTTTAACTTCATGTGGAACGTGTGATGGAAACATTAATAAAGTATTTTTTTTAAAATCATGAGAATAACTACCAAAACGATTACTATAAAAAATAGTTGGACTTGGATTTTTGCCTTTTAAATAAATTATTCCAGAATAAATTGATCCGTAATGAATATGAATGCTATGTTCATTTTCTTTATTATATAGTTGAGCCCAGTTATCTGTTAACAACAATTTTTGATTATCTAAAATATTAATAACTTGTTTTTTTAATTTTTTTAAAATAGGAAAATTTAATACATTTAAATAATTATAAGTGCTTTTTTGATAACCTATGTCGATATTTTTAGTCAACAATAGAACTTGATTAATTTCACTATCAGTTATTTTTAATTTATATTGATAAAATAAATTTTCGTATTCAAATGGATCAAATTTTTTATCTACCTTGACGATTGTATTTTTTAAAATCTCTTTTTTCATTCTTATTCATTCTTTTTTTATGTCTCCCAGGTCTTTTCCTAGGCTTCGGTCTTTGTACGAAGTCTTTAAATTTCTTTGCCATTATTTATTCTCTTACATTCAATTGATGAATCAACTAACCAAGTAACTAATACATCTCTATTTTTTCCTGAATTATTATTCATATAATGTTCATAACATGAATGAGGTAAAAAAGCCACTAATTTTCCTTTTTCAGATTTTATTGCTTTATTATGTCTTGGAAAAATTAAATCTGCATTTTCATTAGTTGTTAAGTTTACAGTCAAAGATAAAATTCTAGGATTAAAAACTTCATTATTTCCTTCGTCCGCAAAAACTCCGTCAGCATGTGTAAACAATCTGTCTCCATTTTTATATCGGTGAAAAGAATATCCAGTGTCTTTGAGTTTTAGACCACCTAAATTAAAATTAAAAATTAATCTTTTACTTACAAAAAGATTGATTCTATCAAATATTTTTTTATCTAAATCTTTTAATTCTTTATGTTCTGCGGTGTTTACACTGTTTCCTTGACGATTATATTCTATACCTAGTTCATTATAATTAATAAATGAACTACATCTTTCTATAATTTCATCACAGGATGAATCATTTAAAAAATTATTTATTTCTATGAACATTTTGTTTTATAAATTCTTTATCACTTTCAGTTAATGACATGTATCTTATTCTACCATTAATATGTTGTTTGGTATCATGACCACAGTTTGTGCATCTATAAAACTCAGAAACGATAGCAACTAAAATTGCTTCTTCTTCACACTCTTCACAGAAACCATGAACGGTATCTATTTTTTGAAAAATTTTATATATTTTTGTCATACGAGATCTACTGCCTTTCCTATTATGGGTTTATATTTTACTTTTTTACCTTCTCTATAAGCATGCATAAATTGTCTTCTAGGTTGGTAAGGTACCCAACTAGCATGGATCCAGCCGCTATTAGGCTCTCCTGGCGTATAGAATTCTAAAATGAGTTGATCTGTCTCTAAATATTTATGTATCCAATCTGCGAGTTCTGCATTATCTACCCCAATTACTTCGAAATCTGCGGCCTCAGCTTTGGCATGCTGTGAATTTTCTGAACTACCAACTGCTCTACATAATTCCGGGGACCTGAAGCCTGACGTCACCTTCACTCTTCCGAACTGATCACGTACCGGCTGCAAAACATTTTCACATAGTTGTTTTAACTTATCAATCTGATCGCCATTAGGATTGTTATCAATGTTTAAACGGATAGCAGTATCCGATTTGATGAGTTCTTGAAGCGTGAAGTTCCTGGAAAGGTTCATTATTCAAATATTATTTTTTTAATACTTATACTACCATCAATATTTTTTTCAAGTTCTGCTTTTGTTAACATACACTGATAAGTTCGAGTATAACTACGAGTTCTTTCAGCAATTCTTTTAGATTTTAAACATTCAGACATATCTGATTTATATCTATATTCAGATATTTCATTATTAACAAACATAATTAGAGCCACAACTGTTTCTATCATTATTAATGAGCTCCATTACCATTTGCAAATTTTATATCTCGTGTTGCATCCTTTAATTTTTCTATATCTTTTTTTAACTTTTCTATTTCTTTTTCATGAGAATCTAACATTACACCTGTGTGTACATTTGCTTCTAACATTTTTTGCATTTTCTCTATTTGTGTTGCCTGCCATTCTAGGATCATGAACTGCTCCTGGTCAATTGGTTTTTGAACACTAGCCTCTAATAAATCTTTTTCAAACAATTGATTCTTAGTCTCTAACTGGTTAAGCCTTTCAATTACACCAAAGGCAAACCATGCGCCAACTACGATTGCTCCGATCAATCCAATTAAATTACGTAATGGTAAACCGATTGAAGTGTTTTCTGAAATTCTTACTGACATGATAGACACTCATCAGAATCAGAATCTAATTCTGCTAACGCTTCTTCTTTACATTCTTTACTACAAAATAAATCGAATTCATCTTTTGCATCAAATGCTTCTTCACATTGTTTACATTGTTTTCGCATATTATTCTCCAAATAGCCAGTTAACATATCTTTGCCACCAAGATAATTTTTTAGGTTCTGATTTTAACACTAAAGGCTTACAGCTGCAATGATCACATATACAACTATCACATTTATTTGTATTTAAATTATAACCTTTGCCATAACAATGACATGCATGACCACAAATTTTACATTTTTTCTTCATCTTTGTCCTCGATACTATAAAACATTTTATCAGAATCTTCTGTTACCCAATCACCGCCTTCTGCATCCCAATACGTAGTTTGCACTTTGTAATCAGGCCATTCGTTTTCTGTTGTGTAACTATTGACATGCCAAATGATTCTGTTGTTTGGCTGCGCGGCGAAGTTGCCGTTTTCTAATTGCATTATGTGAGCACACTTATGTTCTTGTGGAATCTCAGAATGTTCAACGTTTAATATATTAGTCTCTGGATGTGCCCAGTCAATAGTAAATAAGTATTGACCTTTGTAAAATTTTTTATCTTTACCTAAAAATTTACCATCTATACCAGCCAACCAATCAAAGCAATGCACACTAGGCCAATAACTAAAACAGTTCCACAACTGTAACTCGTTCGTCTGCATATCCGGCACATCGGCTCTATCATATTGTTTTTGGAAAAACGCTGAGATAGGCAAACGCCAAAAGCACGCACCATTGGGTAGCATGATGTTAAATAAGAGAGCCCTTCCTGAAATAGAGCTAACACCAAAGATAACGCATTCACGACTATCCTTCTTATATTTTTCATCCATGTCATAGAGATATTCCCTCCTTATTTTGCAGTAAATGGGTGGTATATTCGCATTTAAATAGGCCATAGTTCCTCATATTATTTAATTTCGCCCCAGTTAGGACCCGATTCATAATCTACTTTGTTAGGAACTTCTAGATTTACTGCCTGTTCCATTATTTGTTTTATTTTATCAGCTTGTGATTCTGATTCAATAGAAAAATCTAGTTCATCATGTATTTGTATGTGTCCTATTAAACCTTCTTTATATAAATCAACCATAGCTTTTTTAGTCATATCTGCAGCACTACCTTGAATAAGTTTATTTAATGCTTTGTATGTAAAAGCTCTACGTGTTGAGTTTTGATACCAATAATTTCTTTTTGGATTAC